CATCAGAAGGGATAGCTCGACTTCTGGTTGTTGTTTCGCCTTGGACTTTTTGTAATTCTTTTATTAGAGTCTTAATAGCATCATCTATGCCAGCCATAAAAATACCCTCACTTCATAGGTAAATAGTAACGCCATGAAAACGAAAGGCTACCGAAGCAGCCTTTGTTTAGTAGAGCTTTTCAGCACTTTTAGGTTCATTATTCGGTGTTAGTGTCTGTGAACTATTTCCGCGTCCCTTGGAGGCACCATCGATCGCTTCTTTCTCTGCTTCAAGCTGTCTTAACAGCCTTTCAACAAACCACTTTCTAAGCCCAACAGGCAGGTTGTAAGCTTCAGAAAAACTCCAACCACCCGAATACTTTAAGAAGAAAAACTGCTCATATACGTTCTCCATATATTCTTCAGTTAGACCAAAAAAAGTCCGCCGAAAGTGGCACCTCCATTTCTTGCTCATGGGAGCACTCGCTGCACTCAAAATGTTGGGTTAAATCAACATTTGGTGCCGCGAGGCGATAGGCAAGTCGCAAATGGCGGGAGTCAATGGAGGGAACATTGTCTATGAAGTATTGCTTTGCTTGCATTGAGTTGTCCCCATTTAGGGAGACTACAATGGCAGCAATTTGGCGTGTAATATTTTTTTCTTTTTTAGTTTTTCTATCACTTTGTAAGCCGGATAAAAATGATTTTTCATCACGACCGTTCAACAAGCGAAACTGAACATCAACACCAGTCCTTGGAAGAGAGACATTAAAGGTTCCATCATCATTTGTTTTGACACCTAGGTCTCTTGCGTCCTCACCATCATAAATATTTGCTTGATTTAAGTCAAATGAATATTCCTGAGTTGTCCCACAGCTTGGACAAGTGACTTTTGTTTCATATATGTTTCCATATCCTGAAACTCTGGTAGATATAATAATTGCGTTACGATCGCCCACTAAGAGTGAGTCAGGATCGATTGCTTTGTTGACTATAAGACTTGATATAACTCTATCGAGTGCAACACCTTTTTTAAGGAGTGTTCTCGATGTTAGCATATCCTCTTCTTTTGCGGTCATCTGTCGGATTTCAATTGAATCCTGTCCATGAAGAGGGTGACCTTGTGAGTAGAATCTACCCTGTGATGGTAGTTCAACAAACTCTGTTGGAACTACAAATGAAAAGCCGCCAGTCTGTGCTGGTGGCTGGGTGTCTTGGTGTTGTGACCCACCAAGACGGTCTTTGTTTCTTGACAATTTACACCTCGCGTTTTGTATTGTCTATAATCAGGTTGCGTTGAAGAATTCGTTACCGCCACCAGCGACAGCAGAAGATTGGACTGCTGTTTCAACTCTTGCCCAGTCATATTGAAGTTCAACAGTGGTTTCAGTTAGTTCGTCTTCGCCGTATCCTAAATCGCCAAACTTAACATCCTTAATGAAAGCATTCCAAAGGGTCCAAGTTTCAAGTGGATTACCATCAGAGTCAATCTGGGTGATAATAACCCTGCCAAGTGCTCCAGCAGCCTTTGCCTTTGACATAGTGCCAAGGGAGTTTGCATCGTTTGGTGGAGAGTAGCCTGATTGAACAATGATGTCAGATAAAGTTGCAGTCATATCTGGATCGACCGGATCGACCATGGCTATTGAAATTGTATTCCAAGTAACTGAGCCTGGGTAATAGAAAGTATGGTTCAGATACTTGTGTTCAGATGATCCAATTGTAAAAGAAGGCTTTGCAGCGGTCTTGGCGTACCAAAGTAGCGCGCCGCCTTGAGCAGCGTTCACTCCTTGGAACTGCACGGTAAATCTAAATTTACGCTTTGGATCTTTAAGGGTTGTGTCTTGTCCGAAATCGGTTGACCAGAATGGCATTTGTTAGGTTCTCCTGTTATTCATAAGTAAGTAGTGGGTGGGGGCAAAAGCCCCCAATTTATCAGTCATCAAATGATGCGCCAGTGGAAGCGACAACGAAGTCAATTGCAATGAACTCGATGGCGCGTGCTGGCTTGACCATGATCTTAGCGTATAGAACGTTTTGATCGATTAGGTCGGGGGTAGTTGTAGTCTCGTCAAGAATCAAACGGTAATCAGTTATACCAAACTGAGTCTTAACATTAGCAAGGAATGGCTCGATAAGAGACTTGAATCGATCCCAAGTTGCTTGGACATTCTGCTCGAATAGCACCTGAGAAGAAAGAATTGAGATGTTCTTCTTTAGGAAAATCACTAGACGACGAACGTTGATTCTATCAAGAGCAGACGGGCGTTCCTGTAGAGTCTTTTGACCGAAGACCACAATGCCTGTGCTTGGGAAGCTGGCGATTGGGTTGATTCTTGAGTCATAAAGTGTGTCACGCTGCTTAGAGGTTAGACGCTCTGTTACGTTTACGACTGGAATGCCTGCTGCGCCGTCTGATAGCCCACCACGATTGAAGCCTGCGGGAGCAAACCAAACTTGTGATGATCTTTCGGAGGAAGCCAGAACACCCATCATTGCAACAGTGGGCGGGATCCAAACAAGCTGTCCACTATTTTCATCGCGGGTCTGTACCCATGGATAGAAAGTCGCTCCGTAGGAAGAATCAATCCTTCTATTGCGGAGATCGGTGGAAGCCTGATTCGGTGTGGTTCCAATACGATCCTTTTTATCAGCGTAATATTTCTCATGAGGTGGTCTGTATACATCTGGCAAATCGATGAGAGCCAATGCATCAGCACGGTCTGCACAAACATTTATCATGTGAGTTGTTAGTGCCTCGTTTGTAAGACCAGGGGCAGTTAAGAGGTTCATGTTTACAAACTCTGGATCGGAGACTGTATCGATAGCACGGCGATATGTATGCAAAGCGTAATTAGTATCTTCGTTGTCAGTAGAACTAATACCTGTATTGTACATTGGATCTGGCTTGGTAATATCAAAACCATCAAAACCACCGTAGAATGGGGCGGTGAATTGCCCATAATCGGCATCTAGCAGATCAGTGTAGGAACCAGAGGTTACTGAGGTACCATCAGCACGAGAACCAGACTTGTAAGAGTAATTACCGCTTGCAGTTTTTTCAAGATCATCAAGGGTGAAGATGTAAGCAAAACTATCAACACCAGTCACAGTTGTGGTCGGATCTTGTGGCCATGCAGTGTTCCAATATCTGTGTGGATCTGCAACTGAGGCATCGGCTCTTGTTGAAGAATCAGTTCTGGTAGGCATAAACCCAAAGTATGCATCAGTTGGATTAGAAAGTCCTCCATCAGAGGCACTCGTTCTAAGTCTAACAGATGGGAAAACAAGCTTTGCAGAAATTGCGCGAGACCCTGCCGCACTTGCAGAGCCAAAGGCAGCGTTTTCTGAATCTGGAATACTTGCTTGCCCTGTCGCAAAAATGCTGCCATATGTCGTACTCTGATCAGTCAGGGTAGCACTGTCAGAGAATTTCGGAGGACCGTAATATCCAAATGGCAGTAAGACAGGATCGGTCGCACCTGCATCAACATCAGTGTTTACTTCTACTCTAACGTATTTGGACTGGTTTGGGTAGTCTCCGTATTCTATAAGTCTCTTTTCAGTTTCAGACCATTGGTAATACCTGTCACCCATTTTGCGAGCGATATAATTTGGAGAAGCCGGATCAAGTGTAAGGTTATCGAACCTCTCGATAACTTGAACAACGTTATCGGTATCTGCTAAACTTCTAATTACAACAGAGAAACTTCCATAATCACTAGTTGAGTTATTACTTTGACGAATTTTTTCAATTGAGACCTTTGTGTTCTTATGTAACCATTCACCATGCCCACGACCAATAAAACGGAAGAGCTTTTGAAGACTGGTTGCCACATATGAAGCGGGATCACCTTGGTGTTGCCCGACAAACCATCCAGCGCGAGCTTCTTGAGATGCTTTTCCTTTCATTGCAGCCGGAGTTGCGGTTGAACTTGGTTCTTTCAAGGCCACAACAAGACCAACCAAAGGCGTTCCGCTTGTCAAATCAGTAGTGTATGCCGTTGTGAAACTGGCATCTCTTAGTTCTTGTTCAAAAGTTTCGCCAAGCCAATATGTCTTTTCTGAAGATGCTGGGTAGAAATCTCCTGCTGCCATAAGCTGGGGGTTAGTGTTGAAGCGCTTACGAATGAAGGTTTCTTTTGAGTCATCAAAGTTGAATTTAATTTTTTCATTTGGACTTGTGGCACCACTTGTATCAAAAACCTCTAAAGTAAATAAGTTATTTGAGTCAGTTTGAATTAGCGTACCGGCAGACCCGGTAGTCGGGATGGTGGTGCCAGTAAGGTTGTAAACACTTCCTGATAACCTTATCTTGCCGCTATCTAAATACCACACAGCCGAAAGCACACCATCTCCAAGACTTGTGCCAACAGAAGCAGACTTAAACACCCACAAACCGTATGCTCCACCGTTAGTGGAGAGAGCTTTGGATGGAACTGTATTTACGGTTTTCCATCCAGCGGCGGCACCGCCACCTGCTGCTGCACCATCAGTTGTTTGTTGACCCAAGAGTCGAACGTATGTTAAGGGCGCGACATTTGCATTTAAGAAAGCTTTAGCTGCATAGGTTCCATACATCGGAGATTGATAATTTCCATCACGATATACATCTCCACCTCCATTTCCTGCTACTGTTCCACCAAACTGTGTGACGAAATCAGAGTATGATTCTACAGTTACAGGCTGCATTGCAAGACCGCGAGTCGCGCGTCCGATTACAACAGGTCCAATAGCGTCTGCTTGTCTTGGTCTGAAAGAGTTGTCAATTTCGTTAATAAAAACGCCAGGGGAGACGAATTTGAAGTTTTTTACGGGCATTAGTTAATCCTCACTTATAAGTAAAATATGCTATAAAGCATTGCTAATCACATCTTAAATAGTTGCGTGTTTTCGCAAAGGACTTCAGGAAGTGTTTAGTCAATAAAAAAGTTGTCGTTGCCCGCTGGAACAACAGTTTCTCTTGGAAAACTAATTTCTACAACGTTTTCGTCTTTTCGCACTATAGGGCGGTCATCACTACTACCCTCTCCTATAAGGTAACCAAGAACTTTAATGCTTATCTCGCTGGTAAACTGTCTTTCATCTTCTCCAAGATTTGACATATTATTACTTTGGTTAAACCCCTGATCTATAAACGCTTCGTATAGATGACCATTTCTTTTCATAACAAAAGAGTTTATTTGCCCTGTTCTCGTCATAAAAGGCTGAGTCAGATCGTTCATTTGTTGCTGATATTCTGTCTTAACAACAATTTTATAGTCAAGATTCACATAAATAGGAATAGGTATAGATAAAAATTCTACTACAACTTTGCTATTCACTCTTGGAAAAAACTTTTGTCTTATTCCTGATGTATTTGTTCGCGTGCCGTCAGCGACAGCAAAATTTCTTGTCTTATCTTGTTTTATTCTCTTTGCAATTACAAGACGACCCGCTCTTCCATTTTTATTGTTTGAAAAAGTGTGAGCCTGAAAGCCTCCCTTTCTAGTCGGGTCTTTCGTAATCCCAGTTCTTTCAATCGTTACAACAGGTAGTGTTATTACACCACCACCATCATCTACTGGATGCCTTAAATCATGATTATTTTTAATCTGAAAGGCTCTTTCCGGTGCTTGCCACAATACTGGCACTCTTTTATAACCTTCGTTTGTCATTGTTGTAAGATCTAAATCTTCTTTAAGCCAAGATGTCATGGCATAATCTATGTCTTCTATATTTGAACCAAGCATACCGATTTCTTTAAGGCTGAAATCTTTTTTATCTTCTGGCAATTGTGTGAAATCAAAGTTTTTAGGTAGCATCGAATAGTCCTTTACGTGCCCTCTTGCATACAGCAGAGGTTTCAAATGTCTGGTTTACTTGTCCAAATAACTTTCTAGAGGAAGAAAGTTTTATAATCTCATAGTATCTCTCACCGTAAAGAACAAAGTCTCCTTCGCGGACAAATAGATTTTGGTCTTCTGTGAGCCTGCGTTTATGAAAATGAACAGTGATTTGGGAACTACCATCAATACCAACAGAGTCCAAATATGATGAACCTTCTTCATCAAAATTTACAAGAGCATAAACTCTTATTGGAGGAAGATAAGTTTTTTCTATTGCCTCACCATATAAATCGTGAAAATTTGTTGCCTCCATGTCAATAGGGTAATATAAAATTTGCTGCCCAATAACCTTTTCTACAAGCTCGTCGTTGACCTGTTTAACAAGATCTCGCTCTTTTTTTCCAAGAAAGAGCGGAGGAGGCGGTGCTGCTGGTCTGGACCATTCGTTATCAGACATTCATTTATCCTACAAATATTGGTAGCGGAGAGCGACGAAGAGTTTCTTCTGCTGCTGTAACCTTTTCCTGATCTTTTTTAGCTAGTTCTGTGTATTCAATTTCTTTCAACATATCTGTTAGTTTTTGGCGAAGATCATCTTTTTCTTTTTGTGCTTCGGAAAGAAGAGAAGAGTAATTTAGGGTGACGGATTCGCCTGGGATCGGAACAGTCTGGAACTTACCACGTATTTGACCAAGCATTTCTTTACAAAGCGCGAGAGCGTAGTTGCGAATCCATTGTTTACCCATTGAGTTAATATTGATATATGGGATGTTATCAAACGGTAGAGTGTTTATATTGTTAACACCCTTGACTCCCGTATTTGTATCCCCATCCTCGCCCCAAGAGTTGTCTGCTATTCTAAATCGGAACCAGATTCGATTCATATAACTAGCGAAACCATCTTCGCCCCGAGGAGTTGGGTATAATCTCAACATATTATCTATAATTTCAAATGAATAATGAGAAGTTCTTGTGTAGAGAGAGTCTTCGTACATTATTGCCTGTAGTTTGTTTTGCCAAGTTGGGATTACTTCAAACGTTGAGTCGTCAGAATACTGACCATAAGTAGAGTAGTTACCAACAACTCCCATTCCGCCACCATAATAGCCATAAAAACGCCACATGGCGATTGGAGAACGGTAGTAAACTTTGTCAATAATAACTCTAGAGTTTCCAACTTTGCCAGCATAATCTACTGTCCCGCCAGCATCATTTACACCGGAAGCAGATGATGAAGAAATAATTGTTTGAAGGTCATAATCTTGTTGATTCCTGACGGTTGTGAAAGATGCAGAATATATGCGACTTGTTCCTCCAACGCCTGCCATCGTTGAAACACCGTCACCAATCTTATTGGCATACGACAATATAACTTTTGGATACTCAAGGTTTGAACCTGAAGGTCCACTTATAGCTTCGCCCTTGTGATCAAATGTGCCAGTTAGCTTACCCAAAGCATCAGATAAAATATTCTTACCTTGATGCATGTTGATAATATAGGAATATTCTAGTACCGCTTCTTCGTAAGCGGCGTACACATTAGCATTTGTAAGCTCTATGTCAACAACATCTCCTCCAAGTCTTTTGTAAACAAAATTTACTTGGAGGGCTGCTCCAGTCAAGAACTTTTCTGAGCCACTGTATACTCCAAATGGAACCGCTATTGCTACATCAGAGGCGGACCCAGTTGATGAAAGAATAATTGCACTTGTTTGAGATATGGGTTGTAAGTTTGTCGGCATTCATATAGCCTCCTGTTCGTAGTAAATAGTGAAAAGACAAACAAAAGCCCCCTCATCTTGTTAGATGAGGGGGAAGCAAAGCATTGGTTTTATTTACTAAGACTTGATAGTTTTTTTTCTAACAGTTTTTGTTCTAGTTTTTACTGGTGCTTTCTTAATTGTCTTCGTTTTTACTGGTGCTACTGGTTGTGGCGCCTCGGGTTTTTTTGCTCTCTTAATGGATTTAATTACTTTCATTTTAAACTTCCATCATACGTCGCTAAAGACGTTGTAGCCATAAAGCCTAAGAATAAACTTACCAGCCGTATAAGCACCATCAGTTGAACCCGAAGAAACAAGGTAAAGAAACTTGTTATCTAAATCAGCATCACTTACATCAAAGGATGTATACGTGCCAAGAGCCTGAGAGGTACTAGAATCAACCAAATCAGTTGCACCTGAGTCTAGAGGGGAGCCTGACCCGGTGGCTGTAGAAGAGAAAGACAAGCCGATTGTCTTGGCGCCCCCTACGGGGTGCTCAACGCACATGAGTTCACCGGAAGTGATTATACCAACAGAATCGGCAGCACTGGCGGTGCCATTAATTAACATGATTTGGGCGTTACCGTTGCCTGTCCATGCACCAAGTGAACCAGAATTTGATGCTGAAGAGCTAACTCCAATAACCATGTCTACACCTACACCCTCACCATCTACAACCGCCTTCATCGGGAAGCAATGTGCTGCCGCTGCGGAAGATCCTAAATCGATTGTAATATCGGTTACAATTAATTCAGATTCTCTAAGTCTTGTTTGCGCTCCAATGTTGCCTTCCAACGCTGGTCCTGCTGTTGAAGTTAATTTTTCGCCAGCTTTATTTAATGCGTATAATCTTTTACGCCCTATTCTTCTATTTCCCATAATATTTTCTCCTTTATAATTATGTTATTGCAATAACTTGATTTATTCAATGATCCTATCCCAGCCACTTCGGAATAAAACCTTTCTGTGAGCAGTGGCCTCGCCCAAAGGAGAATATTTCAAGTTACCTTAATTAGTACTCTCAAGACAAAAACCCCCCGCACAAGGCGGGGGGCTTAGGTTTGGTAAGTGGGCTTACTTATCAGGAAGCGCCGGACTCACCAAGAAGACCACGTACAACGACTAGACCGTACATATCGGGACGAACCATCTTCTTCGCGTAACGGGTCATAACACCCTTACGTGGAATGAAGTCTTCTGGTCCGAAGATTGTGGGAGTAGTCTGTAGTGGCACATAAGGTGCATAGACATAACCAGATTCAAGGAAGCTTGAACCACGACGACCGATGAGGAGCACGTTGCGAAGGAAGTAAGGGTCAACAATGACATCAAACTTCTTGCTAAGTGAACCAGTGCGGAGAGCACCAATAGAACCCTTTTCGTCGTCGTGAGTGACGGCAGCACGGAAGCCAGCAGTGAACTCAAGAATGTTGGCAACTTCAGGTCCACAGACGACGAAGTTGGCACCACCACGAAGAGTCTTGCGGTGAATCTGTGCGGAGACATCGTTGATAGTTTCAACAAGAGTCTCGTACCACTCAGAAACGGTACCGGTGAAATCAGGAGCAGCAGAGCTTGCGCCTAATTCGTTGCCATTGGAATCAACAAAGAGACCAGGGGCACGAGACCAGTAACGAGTAGCTGCGGTGGCACCATTCACAAGGTCAGCAAGAATCTCACGGTCAATTTCAAGAGCAATTTGCTCAGAGAGAAGTGAAGTAAGTTCAACCTCAGCATCCAAGTTGTGGTATGCGTTGAGGTCCTGACCAAGCTCTGGGGTCCACTTAGCCTTGAGCTTCTTGGTCTGCGCTGTGACAGCAATGGAATCAACCTTGATGTCGATCTCAGGGATGTCAGTATTGCCTTCAAGTCCCCAAGGAGTCGCACCGATAACCGCACCGACCGCACCACCAGCATCAATCTGATCGCGAAGAGGGAAAGCAGCACCCTTATTAACTACAAGACCCGTAGAGCCTAGAGTTCCTGCGGTATCACTTTCGGAGGTAACTTGAGCTTGCTCCGAAAAGGTGATAACAAAGCGCACGGCGGCTGCCTGAGAGTTTAGACCTGACTGAAAAGGTGCGCCGCGTGAATCAGAAGAAACTCTACTTGTTAGACGACGAACTTGGCTCATTGTGCTGGCAGCACTAATGGTGCCAAGACGATTGCCAGATTCATCGTTTAACGAAACTCGAAGGTTTCCGGTGTCAACGCCATCAGCAATATCGAGAAGCGATATTGCTGAAAGGTTGTTAAAATCGATCTCTTGGACATCAGCAGCAAGACGAGTATCCGCAATATCAATAATTGCACAACCTAGAGTACTAGCAGCAAGAAGATCTGGATCGAAATCTAGAAGCTTCTTTCTGGTCTCACTTAGAGAGCCATCGAGCTTGAATACTGACTGTACTACACACTGTGTAGCGTTACCGTTAGCAACAGCTAGTGATGAACCAGTGGGGGAAGCATATGCGTAACCACGAGCAGAAGAACGAGGACCGGAAAGGTCACCGCCATTACTGTCAACTAAGCTGACGCCATCGATAACACCCTTACCAACCTTATCAGTACCGTAAATGGACTTCTCTTTGATGTTACCAAAGCGGCTAGCTTGACTTTGAGTTCCACCGAGATCACCAGAGAAGGTGAAGTCAAGGAAGAAAATGAGACCACTAGGGAGACTCATGGGCTGAACGCTAACGAGGTCGTTGGCGATAAGACCAGCGAAAACGCGACGAACAATTGGGAAAGCAACAGCAGCGAAACCTTCGACACTACCACCAGACATGGTGTTAGCCTCGCGGAGAAGCTCCTTAGCTTGGTTTTCGAGGAGACGAGACATGGCGTTCTGCTTACGCTCAGTTTCAAGACCCTCTAGAAGTCCGGTCTTCTTCCACTTGGAAAGAAGTGCGTGGGACTCCGCACGCATATCACGATTGACAACGCCTTCGGTCAATCTTTCTACAATACTAGACATAATTATAAATCCTCCTTAAATTTTGATTTAATTGATACCTGCTAGTTTACGCATTCTCACAGTGAACGGATCTGCCTGGGGCTCTTCCTTGCGAGATGCACGGATAATGGAAGTTGGACGGGTGATAGCTTCGCTTAGTGATTGTGTTCTACGTTTTGGAGTAGAAGACACTGTGCTTTGAAGGGTCTCATGTATTGTCTTTGCTTCCTCAACCGAACCAGCTTTAGAAATCGCTTCGACAATTGTTTGTTTTTGTCGCTCATTCAGGGAGGTATTTCCTAGCGTGCGGTTGGTGTAAAGGAGTCGTGCATTACTAAGATTTACATCTTGCACATTCTCCCTAAGTGAACTAACTACTTCTTGGTAGTTAGCCAAATTCTTTTTAAGTTTCTTATTTTCGAATACTAGTGCTTCTTGTGCTTGTTTAAGAGCCTCTAGTTCTTCTTCCATGTCGGTGCTACGACGGTGAGCGAGTTCCTTTTCCATCTGATACTTGGTATCATCTGCGGATCTCCCAGCCCAGCCTGCTAATTCGGCACCCATATCTACTGTAAGTTTTTCTACGATTGCGTCAAGAAGACCATCGGAGATCTCTTCGTAAAGTTCTCCTTCTTCTACGACATCTTCATCTTCGTCGGCTGCTTCTTCAAGACCAGCCATTTCCATTTGATCGGCATCAGCTTCCTCTTCGTCAGCAGAGGGATCAGATAACATGTTAGAAATAGCTTCAACAATGTTATCTTCGTCAATATCTATTTCTTCATCCATCTTTTCTTCTTCTGCTTCATCAAGAGTCTCTTCGCCCTCAACTTCTTCACGAAGCGATGCAAGGGCTTCGGCAAGCTCTTTAAAATCTATAGTAATTTCTGATGTATCGCCTTCGCTTACACCACTAAGCTCTTTTGAATCTTCGGTAAATGCATCTGGCACACCTTCGGCAATTTCATCTGCTTCTACTTCTTCATCCATTGTTGCTTCGGCGCCGGGTGAAGGTGCCTCCGCGCCAAGATCTAGACCGTCCTCTTCGCCGCCACCGCCAAGAAGAGCTTCAAGCTCGTCCTGTTCTAATAGTTGATTGAGGGTGGACTTAACTTCCTCAGAATACTTGTCGATGATTGTTGCTTCTGCGTTTTTGAGTGCAGCCTCTTTTAAGGCTTTTGCATCAACAATCGCCTGCTGTAATAATGAAGACATTAACTAAACTCCTATAAAAATAGTTTTTCATTTTAAATAGTGTGCAGGGGCGATAAAAGTATTTTATTCTATTGACCAATTTAGAATAGCATCAAAAATACCCAATGATTCTAAATGTGCGGCAGTAACTGGTGAGGCACTTCCTCCTGCGTGGCTGCTACTTATTTGGTTTTTTATTTC